GACAAACTAACCATGCAAATATTACTAAACACATTGCCAAGTCATCATTACATCCTTCTTCTGCCTCAAAGGAGTTTGCTTTCTGTGCAAATGTAGTTAGTTCTGAAATAATATCATAATCACAAGTAAGTAATTTATCATCTTCAAGTAAAGTTTTAAGATTTGAACAACCCAACTTCTTAACTGCAGATGTCATTCTAACACCAAGTTGTGTTTTCTTACCCGAAAATCCTTGTCCTACAATTTGACCATTTCTACCTCTCATTGTAGCCATAAGAAGGTTATCATATTCCAAATCATAATTTAAAATAGATGCTACTTGATCTCCAATATCATTAACTTCAATTAATAAAAATGCTTGATTATATGCCCTTGCAACATCATGTATGATATTGGGGAAGAGCATAGGTTTAATTTCATTATTCCTATACTTTGCTACCACCTTATATGGAAACTCTGTAGTATCAAAAATTATAAAGGCAGAATAATCATTTCCTAATCCTCTGGCAACATCAACTGTAATGATATAATTATGATCTTTAATTGGATTTTCGAAAATATCTAATCCAGCATTTCTTTTAAGTGGTTCTTCATATACAAGATTTTTAAGTTTTGTAGCACTTATAAGTGTATTAACAGAACCTAAGAATTCACATTCAAACTCAATTTTAAATTGCTGTTCTGATGTGTTTGCAATAGTTTGTCTCTTCCATTCAGCATCTCTTCCTGGAACCTGAGACCAATGAACATCAGTAGGAACATATTCATTTCTTTTCCTTTCAGCATCATGCCAATACCTATAGAAATGGTTCATACCCCTTGGGGTTGAAACCATTATTACTTTCGTTGTTTTACCAGAAGTAATAGTAGGATAAACGGAACTAAAGAAATCTTCTGCGATATGATTTGGGACAAAAGCGAACTCGTCGAGGAAGAGGATGTTAAACGACATACCTCGGACAGCACTTGCAGACGTAGAAGCAGCCAGTATCTTTGATCCATTCTCCAGTTCTAAACTACCTTTGTTCCAAGCAATTATACCTTGCTGCATCCATTTAGGCAAGTTTTCATATGCCGTTTGTAATCTACCTAACAAATCCCTAGCAGTTGCTGCCTTGTTAGCAAGAATACCAATATTCACACTATCATTAAAAACACAATAATGTAGAAGATATGCTACAGACGTAGTAGACTTACCAGTCTGTCGTGGCATCTTACAAATGTTAAATCGATTCTCATGGAAATTTGTAATTAACTTCTCCTGAAAATCATATGGTTTAAATTGAACAAGTCCCTCATCAAGAGAAACAATCTTCATATAATTGTTAGCAAAATATACAGGGTCTTCCTTACATTTAAGGAATTCTATAATTTGCTCTTCAGTATATTCAATTTGTGTATTTGCCTTCTTCAGGTTGGGGTTACCCAAATACACATCATTATCAACAGGCATGATTATCCTTTAAATCCTTGTTTTAACATTTTAGATAGTTCTGATGTAGAACCAACGAATACTGCGTTGTTAGTAACATTATTAGTTGTTTTATGATTATCTTCATCAATTTCTTTGACCTTCTTTTGAAGTTCCATTAATTTATCTGTAGTATCAGCAACAGATTTAATGATTTGTCCTGCGACTTCATATGCTCTTGGACTTGCACTTTCTCCAGCAAGTTCCATTATACCATTAAGAGATTCTTGCCCCTTTTCAATTAATGAATATAAATTAGAACGAGTATATTCATAATCTTGTTGAACTTCTTTACTAACATCTCTTAATTTATCTTTCCTTTTTACACATCCATTTTCAGGAGTATTGGATACTTCAATACTACTGGTTGTATTAAGTGCTTCGTCAATAGGATCATAACTAGACATAATTTAAATATCCTCTTGTCTTGTTGGACTATAATCTCTAGAATCTCCCAAATCCATCCAATTTTCACTAAATCCAAAGTCATCAGCAGGACCAGCATCAGAAGGATCAGGTGTTACAGTATACCTCATTTCACGTTTAGCAGTCTTAGTATTTGTATCTGCATATATATCAGCTTGAACTTTCTTGATAAGACCGTCTGTAGTATCAGCAATAGGACCGAATAGATAGGTTTTGGCAGTAAAACTCAAAGTATAGATAAGTGCTCTTCTAGTTGAAAAATCTCCTTCATAATCATCTTGGAAAGAAACATTATCCAAAATAACAGGAATATCTCTTTTTTCACCAATAGAAGAAACTAAATCAACACTCAATGTAAATGATGGTTGAAAATATGGTAATATTTGCTCAACAATTTGTAATGCATCATCATTTAATTTTGTAAAAATACTTAATTCAAATCCAATATTATATGGAACTGGCATATAAACCTTTTTTAAATTAGTACCATCAGAAGCTTTAAATGTTTGAGTAACACCTGCTTTTCTGGTGGGATCGTAAGCAATAGTATTCATTTCAAACGACATTCTGGGTAATGTCGTTTGAACTGGTTTATTTAAATCTGCCTGTTGTTCTAATCTAGCAAGAAATTTCTGAGCAGGGCCATATGATAATGGAACTTTCATCTCACTATAGTCATTTCCACCCCCATCCTTATGTTTAATTTCTATAGCATTAAAAAGAGTACCAAAAGATATAATAGTCTTTCTAATAATTTCGTGATAGTAATAAGTTCCTAACATTAAAAGTTACCAAATGGATTTGATTCAGTGAAGTCAAGAATAGCATCTGCTTCTTTCTCTATTTCATCACTCTGATCATATTTATCACTAAATTCTGCTTCAATTATATAGTCTACACCATATTGTGCAGAAGATCCAGCTCCAATAATAATATCACCT